ATTAATTTTAAATGCGAAAGACAAATTTAGTGTCAAAACATTCAAGCTTTAGGCTTGACCGGGTAGTCCAATGAAGTGTGAAGTGGGCCAGTACTTCTGGGAAGGTTGAGGTAACCTCTGATCCATTAGGTGAGAGACGGTTTCGTAGTAGGCTGGAAAACGTGTGATATCGATGAAATCCTGTCGTAAGTATTTCTTGATAAATTTGATGTTGTCCGGGAGACCTCGAAAATCAGTGTCTTCAACGAGATGAAGTTTCTGGTATATTTGTTCACAAATCTTGTAAACTCGGGGGTCTGAACCGCAGTTTGCGTAAGCAATACCGATGGTTCTAGCCTTTAAAGCCGAGAGAGAGCGAGAGCGTTCAGGATAGAGTAGTTGTGCTAATAACATAAGTGGATCACGGTAAGGGAGTCCATTTCTGTTGCGAAATTTGAGAACTTCGGCATCATCTAATCCTTCTTTGAGCTCAGACTTTTTCTGACTGACTTTAGCGCCAAAATAAATTTCGGCATAGTGTTCGAACATATCCATTAGCCAATGTGCAACGAGTGCAAATATAGCGAGAATAGCCATGATAGAATCATCGCCTTGAACTTTGAGTGCAAGTTGATGTGGCTGAAATCCGAGACGAAACATAATTGTATAAACCATTATCATATTGTAGATTGAATCCAGCAACTGAGTTTGGAGATAGCCAGAGAAGATTCCAGAGTGGTTGAACTTGATTAGTCGACCATCGGGCATCATCAGTGGGGTGTCGGTGACTGCTTGAGTCATCCAATTCCAAAGGTTTTCAATGCGTGAAGCATTGTATGTCTTGTCATTTGAATTAGGATATTCGAATGTAGGGTGGTATCCATGAGTGAAATTAAACATCGGACGGAGAATTCGGGTATGTATATCGCGTATAACAGTGTGACGTGCGTAACGGTCAAAACCTGAAAAGTCTAATGTGAGAATTGTGTCGTGATGAGGAAAGTACGAAGCAAAGTAATTGCGTAATCGGTACCATCCACCAGTTAAGGTTTCGAATCCCCATAGGAGTGGAGATTTTTCTTGTCGTGACATAAGCCAAGTCTGGATGGGCCAGACGAACATCATCTCGATTTGTAATAGAAGCCAGGGGGCTCCAAAAACGAGTCGGACTTTATCGGGATCCTCTGATTTGACGGTGTAAGTGCGGGCAAATGCTGTGTTCCAGTATTTGTAGTCATGTCCAGTGCGAGTGTGTGTTTCTCCTTCTTTAATACGGTGAACGTGTTCACGATTGCGGAAAAAGATCTCATTATAGAGATTGCGCTTGGTCATTTTTGCA